CGCGAGCTTTAGGAGTTTGGGTTCAAAGCGTTCATCATGTCGGTAAAGAACCCGGTGAACAAGGTCATGGGTACACGCCCGGTCTCAGGGTCGCGGAGCGTCTCGAACACGTCCTGCTTTGCCTCGGCACCGAGCAACGACTCCACCGCGGAGAACATACCCTTGGGGTTGCCTTCGTCAATCGCGAGCAGCTGCTCCATCAGCTCCGCATCATCCAGCGCGGCGGGGTCTACCTGCCAGGTCTTGCCGCGCAGCTTCACCTTCACGACCGGCGCGCCACCTGTAGCCTTCTTGTCACTGGTGCGGGTAAACGCGTAGTTCTTCTCCGACATGAGGGGTTTCCTTCCAAATCAAAACGTATCGGGTAGGGTTTCGTAGGGGAAGCGAGCGCGGCACGCCCCCTTGGTGTGCGCGGCGTGTGGCTCCAGAAACCCTCAAAGGGAGCCAACCACAATGCACAACCAGAAGAAGGGGCGTGCCGCAAATCTAAACCAGCCTATTAGAGCTTGGTGCCCAGGTGCTTGTACGCCTTCACGCCCTGCGAGTCAGGGTACGCGGTGACGGTCACCTGGTAGCCGACAGCCTCGCCGTTCTTGTAGGTCACCTCGCCACGCTCGGTTACCTGACCGTCGGGGATGACGATACGCAGAACCTTCTTGCCGTCCAGTACGTCCAGTACGAACGTCTGGTGCGGGGACTGTGCGCCGGTCATTCGCACCAGCGACCCGTTCGCAGTGGTGTCCGCGTAGAACAGCTTGAGGACTTCCTCGTTCGTCTCAATGAGCGTGAACTGGAAAGTGACCTTGTGCGAGGTCTGAATGACACGCACCACGTCACCGTTCTGCCAGGCCTTGATTTCGCTGGTGTCAGAGTCGATGCTCTGAGTCACCCCGTCCTCGCTGATGTAGCCGAGGTCCTTCAGCTTCGCGTCCACCGCGGCGGTCGCGTTAGCAGGGGTTGCGGTGCCGATGGCACCAACATAAACGCCGCCGGTAACAGCGACACGCACATTATCAGCAACAAGCGCCATAATATGCTCCTTCCTGCCCCACAACAGGGGCTATATCAGGTCAAGTTGCGCGTTCCGGTACGTCACCGTGAAGTTCATCCGGAATCGCGGAATCTTATCGTCAGGGTCTGGCATCCACACCACACCCCCCACAGGATCTACACCGTAGACCAGCACGGGCTTTCCAACGCTTACGAGGACCTCCTGGTTCACGATGCTACGCAGCGCGCCACGCAACTCCTCCGCCGCGTTGTATGCATCCTGCGCGGTGGAACCCCACACATCGGCAATGAATGCTCGTTGCCCATGCGCCGGGGACCCCTCGGCACCACCCGAAGGGGTGAACACCGCGAACACACCGTCCGGGCGCGGGTTCGGCGGCTCCGCTACATACACCGGGGAACCCCACAAGCTTTTTACCTCCTTGCGGAGCGCTGCGAACACATCCGGAGCATGCAAACGGCCAGAACCAATCTGCGGTGTCATCGGTTCCACCCGCCCACGGCCTTGGACAGGGCACCGTGCTTAGCTTCCGCCCGGACACCAGCGGCACCGGTCGGGTAGACACGCGCCACCGCTGTTTTCGCGCCAGCTTTCGCTGAGGACGCGAACCCGGCACCGGCGCGAGCCTGAACCTTCGCCGCCTCCGTGTTCAGGGCGGCAAGCATCTCCGGGCTGGTGCGCAGCCCATAGAACCCCGCCAGCGTCAGCTTCACCTTCGTCTTGCCCATACTCGTCTGTCATCCTTCCACTCGTTTGAGATTGATACGGTAACCCGCCTCGAAGCCGAAGGGGCCGTGCGTGTAGTCTTCTGGCCAGCCGACGCACTCGTACAGCACCCCGTCCACGGTTACCCGGTCGCGGGGGCGGGTGAACCCGGTTGGGGAGTACAGGTCAAGATCACGGTGGACTCCGGTAGCGGTATCCCGAATCTCAGAATCCGCGCCCGGTGAAGCCCACCCAAACACCTCAACCTGCACTGCAGCACTCCAGCCCCGTGTAGGGGAACCCCAACCGTCAGGTGTTTCTTCAGTCCAGGCCGAGTGTGAAACCGTGAACCGGGGTTTGAGCCACCCCATGCACTTCACCTCCCATCCCGCAACCGGAGGCAGGGAATAGGTCAATGGTGGTGGCGCGTTGCGACCCGATACCGAGCAGCTTCTTCTCAGCCCGGGATAGGTACAAGTCCCCGTTCGGGTTTGAGAAGCTAATCTGCTGGTTAAAAGGGCCCGCCGTCTGCGTCAAGGATGACGCGCCCTCCACGAATGCCCCTGCTGCCATGGCGCGCTTGACCATCCGGCACGCCACAATCGTGATAGCCTCTGCCGGCAGGTTGAACCAGCCGGGCGCTGCTGCACGGATGAGTACGCCCGCATCCTCAAGAAGGACACGAGCATGCTCTTCAGAGCCCGGCGGCATATCCGGCCAACGCGCCCGCAACGCCTCCACGGTGACCTCGGGAAAATCATCCATCATCACAGGCCACGCACCTCCCAGCCCAGGTTAGAGGGTGTACTTCACGAAGTGGGCGTTGGACTCGATAAGCCAACCGAACTCTGCCTCGGCGCGAATCGCGACCAGGTTGTTCTCCCACAGAGAGACCAGCTGGTTACCGATAGTCACGGTGGACTCGGTGGACACATCGAAGTTGATGCCACCCACAGTGCCCCACAGCGCCTTCGAGAAGTCACCACCGATACCGACCACCGAACCGGCAGCGGTACCGTTCGCCACGGTATCAGCGAACGAAGCGGGACGACCCAGCACGGTACCGGAACGCACAGCAGCGGTTGCCACGGTCGGCTCAGGCACGAACAGCGGGCGACCGTTAGCATCCACCGAGGCGTTAAACAGCGGCTCAGCAACGTCATCGAACACGAAGCCGTTGAGCTTCTTCTTGTCCTTCACCAGCAGATCCAGACCCGAGTTCAGGTCAGCAAAGATACCGCCCTTGTTCGCAGGAGAAGTACCGAGCTTCACAGCCTTGCTGGTGGAGGCGAGGTTAGTACCAACACCGAACGGGTTAGAGGTGCCGTGAATAACGGCATCGTCAAACGCGCGAGCAAACGACTCAGCGATCTCCTGACGAAGGACTTCCATGTAGTTACCGGGGTTCGCACGGACGACCTCGGCGGAGACCACCGCGATGGCGGCAATCTTCTTAGGGGTCATGGTCTTCATGGTCAGCCCCGCCTGGGTGGTGGGCTTCTTAGCGCCTTCTTCCACCCAGGAGGCGGTGGGCTTCTCAGTCAGGACGGGGATAGCCTCACCAGAGACAGAGAGAGGCACCTGACGTGCCAGAGACTGCACCACAGAGGCCTTCTGAACCTCTGCGAAGTATGCCTGCGCAATCTCGGGGCGGATAAACCCGGCAAGGTTGCTGGTCTTAGTTGCGGCGGTAATAGCCATAACGGTTTTTCCTTTCCTAGAAGAGGATTAGCTAGATGCCGAGGACGCCCTTGAGCTTGTCCAGTAGCGGGTCGCCATTGAGCGCAAGCCCCGCACCTTCACCCTCGGTCTTGATGACGGTGCGGTTACCCGCCGCACCACCGGTAGCGCCGCCGTGGAGCAGCTCAGACAGGAGCGCCGCGTGTTCGGTTAGCTCCTTCTGCGTCTCCCCGCGCAGGGCGGAGGCGGGAACACCGTACTCGGTGGCGGCGGCTTCACGCCATCCGCGCACCTTCTCCGCGCGCTCGAGCTCGGCTAGACGCCCTTCTGCCTGCTCGGCACGAGTGGTCAGCTCGTCCACGGTGGCAGCCTTCTCGCGCAGGTCGGCGTAGTCGGCAAACTTTGCACGTTCACGCTTGAGTCGCTCGGCGATAATGGTGTCAAGCTGGCGCTGCGAGGTGATGGTGCGGAACGCGGGTTCCTCCATGTGCTCGTGATGCGCCGCCGCGACATCCGCGGGGGTTACCTGCGGCTGCTCGGAGGCTTCTGCCGTCTCGACTGTGGTGTTCTCACTCATAGGGTTGCTCCTTGCTTCGTTAAGCACCAACACCACCCGGTGCAGACGAAAACTCGTCTACACGGGTGGTGTTGTAAAAATATGTTCTATATTCGGTTATGCCGCCCAAAACCCCGGACGGAAAGGGGAAACTATGTTAAAAAGGCAGAAGCGCCAAATCGTATGGAGTGCCAGCATAAACATCCGGCAACTCACCATTAGCTACCTTCTCACGATACAACCTGGTTACTTCGCTATATCTGAAGGGGAATTCCTTAGCTTCGTTCCTACGCTTAATCTCTGCTAAACCCCACTCATATTCGGCACCAGGGCGTGCCACCGGAGCGTTGAAAAAACGCCCTTTCAACTCAGCACGCATCCACCCCTCCGGAGTATTTGCATCAGATATGGGCTTCGTAAAATCGAACGGGGCACGCCAATACTCAGGGTCTTCACGATAATCGTAAGCTTCTTCTGCGATCTCGCTACTCATGGGGAACCTCCTGATAATATGCAAAAACCAGCGGGGAACCGTCAGGCATACTCATGACGTCTATTATGTCTAGCATACCACCTCGTAACAACAGAATTTCTCGCTGGCCCCGATATTTCTCTGTGTGTGTCCAGACCGGCGCGAGCCCAGACCCCGCAGGAACGTACACGTGCATCTGAACTCGTCCACTACTAGTTTTTACCCCACTGGGTTTATCAGCAGCAGCGATATACGGTCTGTGCTCTATGAATGAGCCTCGAAGCGAGTATATTTCCTCAATCTTGCCCACACCGAAAGTCTCTAATGGTGCCCATCGCGATACCGTAAACGACTCCAAGACCACAGACCGGTCAATCGCGCTATCCAACTCGCGACGAAGCTTTTTCAGCTCACGAGTCCAGGGAATCTCACCCAGAATCGCCTTCTGCAGACGCACATAATACGGTATCCCATCTGGCTGTTTACCTTCTGCCCAGCGCTGCAACGCTTGAGCATCCTGCTTGGTATGCTTTGCCGCCACACGTGCAGCAACACCATCTCCAAGAGGGATAGTCTCACCCTCCCATGCCAGAGCCGCCGATTTACGGCCGTACACCTCGGGAAACATCACACCCATCCGCCACGCCACATCCCGATCAACAAAGCGTGTTCCAGGCTTCGACTCCGCACGCAACGCTTCAACAGCCGCATCATACCGAGCCTTATACACGCCAGGATCGTAACCCTCCACCGGGTTCTTGCCCTCAAACCCGGGCACCACCTGACAATCGCACTTGTAATGGAACCGCATAAACATACCGGCGCTTTTAGGGCTAGTGTAGACGAACCCGCGCGAAGCGAGCATCTCGCACCAGGTGCAGGTGGAGCCCACCGGCACACGCCCGAAACGCTTCGCTGCCGGATCAGCCACCGCAAGCTGGGTAACCTTCTCGCGCCCAGCATGTTTGATGAACTGGTCGAGCCGCTCGGATAACACCGCCAGCGCACGCTCCACATCCACGTTCGGCTCTTCTAGCCACTGCGAAGCCCACCAGACAGCAGAGCTCAACTTCCTGCGCTCCACCAGCGGCACCTCAACAGAAGGCACCCCTGCGGCCTCCCCCACAGCGAGCTCCCGCAGATACCGGTACCATTCCTCCCCCGAAGCTTCAGCCTGCACACGGTATCCGTCCACCAGTGAGATGAACATGCGGCGTGCTTCTTCACGCACCAGCTCCCACGGTGCACCCTGCTCAACAAGCTCCCTGATGCGTGCCTCAAACAGATCTGTAGCCTCCGCCACGATACCGTTCAAGCCTTCGGCGAGGTACCTAATATCCTGCATTTCCATACCGGGGGTACCTCGCTATCATTCCGTTATTCTGTTACTTCAAACTCACCCAGCGGTTGCTTCGCGAGCTTCTCCTGCCGCTGCGCCTTCTCAGCATCCTTGCGTTCCTTGTACTGCTTATAGAACCCAAGAGCCTGGACGCCTTCGGCACGCCGCTTATCACTCATGAGCCGCTCCGCTGTCGCTGCACTGTATCCGAGCTTCTCCAACACCACGCCGGATTCCGCGAGCCACGGCATGACCTGCACCTGCTTCAGCACAGCATCCGCCGCAGCCGCATCCGAGACATGCACCGTCGGTGCGAAGTGCGCCTGTACAGTTGTTGCCTCCTGGGCGGTCTCCCACCCATGCTGCAAAGCCACCGTCAGCACAGCAACCTGACGCAACGCAGACTGGAACCCCCTGATACAGCGCTCCGCCGCCAGCCGCAACGGGTCGCGCTGCGACTGAATTGCTGAATCACTCGAAGGGTTATCAGAGGGAAAACCAAGCTCATCCAACGGGATAGACGACTCCGCCGCCAGCAACGCCGCCCACTGTCGCAACTGCTCAGTGTGCGGTTGCATCGACATCTGTGAGAACTGCTGAATCTGCGGCAACTCACCGTTCTCATCCCTGCTAATCGCGAGCATCTTCGACATGACTGCGTCCCACTTCGACGCTTCCAGCGCCTCCGGGTCCGCGCCCAAAATAGCGCGCTGCGGCGTCGAGAAAAACTCCGCCGCAACCTCGGAACGCACAATCGTACGCACCGCCGAATCCGTGAGCGACATGACCGCCCGCGTAATCCGCGAGCGCCCAAACGGGCGGCGCAGGTCAGCCCCCACCACCAGAGCAACCATCAAAGGACGCCCCACTGGGTTCGGCAGCACAACAGCAGTCGCCTCAGCGCGCTCACCAGCCGCGGGGAACCCGAGCACCACCGTCTTATCCGGCAGGTACACGGTTACCTCGCGCACCGTCACGTCCCCAAACTCGTCCGTATCCGTACGAGTCACAGACAACCCGGCGGCGAGCGAGCGCTTGCGCTGATCCCACAGCCCAGTAGCCCAGTGAGCGCTACGCGGCAGCCAAAGAACCTCCGGCTCACCTGCCTCAGTATCGCCCTGAGTGACCGTGATGAACGCGCACGAATTAATCAGAGCGGAGGATGCCGCCTGGGCGAACACCTCCTGAAAATCGTTCTGCGCCACCAGCTCATTCAAACCGAACGGGTCGGTGTTGCTCTCATGAGTTGAGATGAACTTCTCAAATCGGATGCGGTCAGCGAGCACGTCCACGGTCTTGGCAGGCCACCCGAGCACCGAATCGATATTCCGCAGCTGCGGAGGAATCGAGATACCCAGATCTTTGAGCCCTACACGCTGGTCGTAATAGTTCTGTCGCACCCGGTTCCTGGCGCGCTTGGCCTGTAGCTGGTCTCGCATGAGCCGTAGCTGCGCCAACTCGGTGGGCGTAAAAATATCCCCACCATCGGCGGGGATAGGGAAGAAGTCACTCATACGCTAATCCTTTGTTTCCGTGCGGGGTTTCTCCTGGTAGTGCGTGCAGCCCAATAAGCCAGCGTGGCGGCTTCAAACATCGTGACACTGCCACCTTCTGCTGCTTGCCAGCCGAAACCTCCTCGGTTGCCAATCTTTCGGCGGGTGCATGAGAGCACCTGCTGAGTGAGCTCAGGCTGGTTGCTGTGAGCGAGGTCCTTGCCGATGACTGCCTGGTCGACCATTGCGTGAGCAACGATAACCTGGTCTAGTGAGGGCTGCCAGATGAGCGTCTTGGATTTCACGCCAGCTTCACGGAGCGCGTTCGTCAAGTAGCCGACGCCGGCCTTGCCATCGATGACAATCTGGGCGGCGCGGGAGGCGTGCTCAGCGAGGAAGTCGACAAGCCAGCCGGTGCCGTGAGACAGAGGCATAGATTGCAGACCTTCGATGAAGATTGGGCCGCCGGTATCCGGGCGGCGCGCCACAGCGAGCGCGACTTCCATGCCGTCAGGCGAGAATCGCACGCCGAATACGGTGCGGCCCTCCTTGGGTGCTTCGCCCTCGCAGGCGTGCCAAGCTTCGGGGGTGAAAGCTGACTGGGTTGCGGCGGCTTCGTCCCAGATACCGAGTGCCTCACGCCTGAATGAGTCGGGGGTGAGGTTCTTGCGCATGCGTTCGATTGCGACGGCGCTGACTCGGGTCGGGAATGACGGGTTGGCTTTAGCCCACTGCTTCTTATCGTCGGCTCGGGCTCCGGGGTCTGCAGAACACTCCACATAGAGCTTGTCGGCATCTCCAGCGAGCGATTCGGCACGGTGCCGGGTGAAAACTTCGCTCGGGTCTGTCGGCTTTGGCGGTGTCCCCATCATCAGCACCAGCGCGTTTTTGGAAGCGTTGGTTGCAGGGAGCATGTCGTCGAGTGCTTTCTCGGTGAGAATCTGCGCCTCATCCAGCACAACGACATCAACCTTGGCGAAGCCGCGACCAAAGCCAGACTCGCGGGCACCGAAAAGAATTCGCGAGCCATTCGCGAACTCTACAGCCTCCTGGCCGGCACCGCGGCGGACATGGGAGATGAACGGGGCAACCGCCGGGCGAGCCGCGATGCCTTGCATGGATTGGAACGTCTCGTTGTGGGTGCGAGCGCGGTGAGCTGACCAGATGACGAGAGTCTTCGGGGCAGCGATGCATGCGGCGAAGATGAAGCCAGCAATCATGTGGGTCTTGCCGACCTGTCGAGGCAGGCTCAGTGCGGCGCCACCCACGCCGGCGGCATAGAACCCGTCCTTGCGCTTGGCGAAGATGAGCTTGCCAATATCAATCTGCCAGGGGTCGAGTGGGTAGCTCATCTTCATGAGCTGCCGAGCAATGGACGGCCAACCGGTCGCCACAATTCCAGCAGGTATCTTGAGCTGCGCGGCGACCTCAGAGAGTGGACGGGTCGAAGGGGGCATCTTCTTCATGATGGTGCTCTCCTTCAATCTCTGCCCCGTACTGCTGCTCTAGCTGTTCGAGTTCCTCGATGTCTTTATCGAGGTCTTGGAATCGGCGTGCGAGCGCGGCGAGGTCACGAGCTAACGTGTTGGGGTTGTCGATATGCGCGGCAAGCTTGCTGCGCAGGGCACGGAGCCTGTCGAGGCGGGTGCCGGTGGCGGTGGCATGAGAAAGGGAGCCTTCCTCTTGGGTGGCTCCCTCAAAATCGATAGGTTCGAGTTGCTTAGGCTTGCCTTTACTCAAGGTATCACTCCTTGTCGAACCCGTATTATGTGGAAATTTGCTGTGGATATATCGCTATCGCCGGAGGGCGCGAACTCACCCTCCGGGGGAGGGGGTACCCCCCTGGTCCTGTTTGCTTCAGGTGGTTTGCCCCGGTTGATGATGTCCCCCGTATAGCGGTGAGAGGTCACCGGCTGGGGTGGATGGTTGGGGCTAAAGGATCAGCGTTGTTTTCGGTCGAATCGGTTCAGCGATTCTAATCGTCTTGCGAGCTTGAGAGCGTTTGCCTCCAAGCTTTCCGCCGAGTCTCTGGTTGCATTGGCGGCAGATGACGCGAGTATTCTCCACAACATCTTTGCCACCTTCAGCGTGAGCTGTCACGTGGTCAAGCTCGGGACTATTCGGCTGCTTCGACCTGTGCCAATCATAGGCAACGAAACAAATAGGACAGCGCATGTCGCCGCGTTCAAAAGCTGCGGCGAGCTCCTGCTTTCGGAGGTTCTTCCAGCGAGCGGTGCCGGTGCGGCTAGTCGCCATTACGCTTCCTCCTTCTTCCACTATTCATTTGTAGCTTGCGGGCTGGTATCTGGTGGGGGAGGCTGTTTGCCTTCCCTCCTCCCCCACCAGAGGAAGAATCCGACACGATTACATGTCTCCGCATCATTACCACCCCCCCCTGCTAGGCAGAGGACACACCAGTGGTAAGCGGGATAGTCTAGCGTCATCATCCCCCCTTGTGCAACCACCCCCGTTACACACCAGAGGACAGCCTAACCAGCGTCTCCTCCTCCTCGTCGGCAGACAGCAGATTCCAGAGGAAAGCGCGCGGCCAGATTGCCGAGCATGCCGAACATTCGACGCGCTGAACCTGCTCCCCCTCAACGTCCCAGACAGCAACCAGACACGGCTTCTGTACCGTCGCCCCGAATTCATCTCGACAGATTCGGAGCTTCTGGTGGCAGACAGGGCACGCACGGTCTATCGGCGTGCGGCGGGTAGGTTGCAGATACTCCTGAATCTTTGACTGCCACTCGCTCCACTCCTCGCCAATCCAAACCAGAACAGGAAGACTAGCATGAGCGATATGAGGCATGACGGCACGCATAGTGTCAGCTGGAGATTTCCCCGCCGGCACCCCAACAGCTGTCGCAGTCTCCGCAGCAGAGTGACCAACCGCAGTCCACAAATCCAATGCCGCAACATCCAAGGGCGAGCGCGAGCCAGAGGACGACGGACCCTGCCCATGCTCCGCACCCTGCTCAGTGACAGCTTGCCGAAGCTGATCTAGCAACGCCATTTCCAACGGAGCATCTTCGAGCGCCTCAGCTGATTCCCCCATGTCCTCAGCTCGAACATGGGCAAAGGCCAAGACATTCAGGATGGCTCGCACCCGGCGGCGCATCTCAATGGTGTCTTGCTCAGTCATTGACTCAGCTCCTTCACGATTGCTGTCCACATGTCGGGTCTCCACACTCCAGCATCCTGGTCAGCTGAAGCGAGCGCGTCGAGCCACTGGATTTGTGCTGCGGAGACTCGCCCCTTCATGGTCTTCAATTCCCTGAATAGGGTTCGCCGCTTGATGGGGTGGACGAGTACCAGGTCAGGAAAGCCAGCCGGGGAACGGCGGGAGTCATGGGTGTGGTAGTGCATCCATCCCAGGCGGGTTGCCAGGGTGATGATTGCTGATTGGAATTGAGCTTCAGTCATGGTTCGTGCATTGAGCATCAAATAGTCTTGTGCTTTCACGCTTACCTCCTGGTTCGGCGGGGTCGAGCTCGGCGATGACGAGGGCGTTTCGATTCTGAAGTGGTTAGGTTCTTATCGGCTTTACCGTCCCGTCCCGACCCGGCGGATTCGAATCCGTCACCCTCCTGATTCAAATCACCTCCCAATTCCTCCCAATCCTGTGAGGGGTCTTGAGAGGTGGTTTTGGGTACGAGGAAATGGTCGTTGTGGCTTTCCTCAGTCGCCGGGGCACCGGCGGCCGGGGGGGGCGCCTCAACGACCCCCGCAGCGGGAGGC